AAAAATTATGGGAGTACAAGATGAGAATAATCATGCAAATGGTTTTACAACTTATACAAAGATAGTGCATAATCCAACTCCAGCAGTAATGGGAACGCCTTCAAAGATTACAATGGTATAATGGCGGATAACGATTATAGCTACGAAATTAAAGTTAAGGTAACAAAAGAAACGTACAGAAGATGGAAAGAGTTACGTTCTAAGATACATAAATTAACAGGGTTTAACAACCCAAGCAAAACAATAGAGTTTGCTATAATAGAGGCACTGAATATACCTGACGAATGTTTAAGATAAAGATTTGGAAAGGAGTGTTGGTGTTTACGTTTAAACCAAGTTGGAATTTCAAAGATTTCAAAATAGGATTAACATATAAATTTTAAAAAAATGACACTAAATCTAATATCGTTTGTTTGTTGTATAACAGCAGGAGTAGCAATAGGAATGTATATTTCAACTCAAATTAAAAAACACGTTTTCAAACAAGTAAACCCCAAAATGAAAATGTCAAAAAAAGAACTAGGAATAAAAGAAACGTATCCTGAGTTTGTAAAAAAACATTATACATTAGATAAAGAAACAATAGAAAAACACATAAAAGGAAATGGGAATATTTCACATTATTATACATATATAAAAAAGAAAGGTAATGATAACTAATTTTTTTCTGTTCCTTATAACATATTACTTATATCAAATAATGAAAGATGGCAAACAAAAATAAATACACAATAGAACAAGTCAAACAGGCATTAGAGAGTGCAGGTGGGTTTCTTTCTATTGCAGCAGAAACGTTAGGTTGTACACGTAAGACTATTTACAATTACTTAGACCGTTACAGCGAGTTAAAAGAAGTGTGTGAGGACATACGTGAGAAGTATTTAGACTTAGGGGAAAACGAATTGATAAAGAAAATTAAAAAGGGTTCAACACCGGAGTTAATATTCTTTTTAAAGACACGTGGTAAGCACAGAGGGTACGTTGAAAAACAAGAGTTAGATATTAGCAGTGGTAACGAGCCAATAAAAATTAACATAAATTTAGACGGTGGAGATAACACCTAAGTTTACGGACACACAAAAAAAAGCATTAACATATTTAACCGACAACACAACTAACGAATTATTGTTTGGTGGTGGAGCAGGTGGGGGTAAAAGTTTTTGTGGTTGTGCGTGGTTGATTATCAGTTGTTTACAGTACCCAACCACACGTTATCTTTTAGGAAGAAGCAGATTAGACGCTTTAAAAAAAACAACATTAAATACATTCTTTGAAGTGTGTGTTAATTGGGAAATAAAAAGTGGACAACACTATACGTTTAACGCACAGAGTCATATAATTAAATTTTATAACGGAAGTGAAATACTGCTTAAAGATATGTTTCTTTATCCTAGCGACCCAAACTTTGACAGTTTAGGAAGTTTAGAATTAACAGGTGCGTTTATAGATGAAGCAAACCAAATAACACAGAAAGCAAAAAACATTGTTTTAAGTAGAATAAGATTTAGGTTAGATGAAAATAACCTTATTCCAAAACTGTTATTGACCTGTAATCCTGCAAAGAATTGGTTGTACAGCGAGTGGTATATTCCAAACAAACAAAACATATTAGGCAAAGATAAACGGTTCTTACAATCGTTGGTTACAGACAACCCAAATATTTCTAAACACTACATTGAAACGTTAAGTAAGATGGACACAATAACAAAGGAAAGATTGTTGTATGGAAATTGGGAGTATGACGACACAGAGGGTAGGTTGTTTAAATATGATAATATTATTAATCTTTTCACCAACACTTATATTAACGAGGGTGAAAAATATATAAGCGTTGATGTGGCACGTTTTGGAAAAGACAGTTCTGTTATTTGTGTGTGGAGTGGTTGGGTTGTGGTTAAGATAATTAAGTACAATAAGATTGGAATTGACAAACTACAAACACACGTATTAGACACAGCACAAAAACACAAAGTACAAAGAAGTAATATTGTGTTAGACGAAGACGGTGTGGGTGGTGGTTTAAAAGACATTTTAAGAGGTTCTAAGGGCTTTATTAATAATTCTAAAGCATTGGGTAAGGAGAACTATCAAAACCTTAAAACGCAATGTTATTATAAATTCGCTGATAAGGTAAACAAAGGAGAAATTTTTATTAAAGAAACACAGTATAAACAAGACATTATACAAGAGTTGGAAATAATACAAATGAAAGACGTGGACAAAGACAATAAATTAAATATTGTTGGTAAAGATAAAATGAAAGAACATTTAGGTCGTTCACCTGATATTGCTGACGCTTTAATGATGAGGTGTTATTTTGAATTAAATAAAACCAAGATAACATATTTTGGTTAGCAGTAAAAAGTGCGTGAATAAAACAAACTAATAAATTAAATTTGCAAAATTATGATAGTTATAGAAGTAGATAAAAAACAAGTTAAAATTCCACAATCATATAGCGAGTTAACGTTAAATGAGTTTTGTGCAATATGGAAAATTTTATGTAAATATAATTTAGACAAACCACCAACAGAAGACGAGGAAATTGATGCGTATGTAAATGACGAAATAAACTTAACAAAAGAGTTAGTTGCAAAACTGTTAGGGTTAAGCCCTAAGGATGTTGATAGAATTGAATACACACAAGCACAAGAAATAATTAATATCTTTAATAATATGTTAGACCAAAATGATTTTGATGGTGATTGGAGTGAACATAACTTTAAACATAAAGGAGAAACATATTACTTTCCAAAATATAACTTTGAGGGAATGTCGTTTGGGGAATACGCTTCACTAAAACAATATGAACAAGTGTTAATAAACGATAACGATAAACGGTTTGATATTTTAGCAAATCAAATTGCTTATTGTTGTAGAAAGAAAAACGAGAAAAAAGAAAGTTACAATATAGAAGAAAGGGCAGAACTGTTTAAAGACATTACAATGGACACAGCTATGAGATTGACTTTTTTTTTGCAGAAACGGATAAGTTCCTTACAGAAACTTACCCAAATATATTCGGACAAACAGAAAAAGACAGAACAGCAGCAAAGGTTAGACACATCATTGCAGGATTTGGGTGGCTCAACTCAATCTACAGAGTAGCAGAAAAAGGGGTGTTTAATAAGTCTAACGGTCTTAACAGTATTGAGAACGTAGAGGAAACAGGATTAAGAGAAGTGTTGACATATATGAGTTGGGAAAGTGCAAATATTGAACACGAAGTGCAGTATCAAAAAGCAGCAGAAAGAGCAGCAAAAAACAAAGGTGGTGGAATGAATTATTAAAAATAAAAACAAATGGCTTTACTAAGAGATTTAAGAAATTTAAGTGCAGACGTTGACACAGCAAGAGTTGGTTGGTTTAATACGTATATGTTTGGCAATTTAGGAATGGTTAACGCAAGTCACAATACTAATTATCCACTTATATTATTATTACCACCAACAAGTGCTTTTATTAGTCCTTATAAAAATGATGAAACAATGACGTGTGTATTTCATTGTTACCAAATTGTAGATGTTAGAACAGATTTAGCAGCAGGAGTAGGGTCACAATTACAAATGTTAGAAGAAACATACGACAAGCTATTAAACCAATTTAAAGAAACTATGCAGGCACTTTCTTTTGGGTTTGAGCATAGGTATATATTAACAGGGTCTTGGACGGTAGAACGTATCAATGAGGAATACAATGACGCATTGGTTGGTATTATATGTACAGTCCAAATTAATAAATTTACTCATTGTTTAACGTACGAGCAATGATTAGTTTAATGTCATTGAAAAGAATTGGGTTACAATATAGAATTGCACTTGGAAAAGAATTGTTAAGACAAGGACAAACAAAAAGAAGTGGAAGTTTAATTTCAAGTTTAAGACAAAAAGAATTTACAGGGTTTCAACCCACAATTAGAATACAGGGAAACCATTATTGGAGGTTTATAAATTACGGTGTTTCAGCAGGACATATAAAAAACCCTTATGCAAGACCAAGAATAGAGGGTTTAATGAAATGGTTAATAAGAAAAGGAATTGGAAGTGGGGACGAAATGATACGTGGAATAGCGTTTGCGATAGCAACAGTACACGCTAAAAAAGGAATGCCACAAAGGAAAGGAAAAAGAGATTTCAAACGTATGAATTTTGTAGATAAGGCAATACACAAAAGCAGGGCAAAAATTCAAACCATTGTTGACTTTCAAATGGGAAAAGAATTTAGCCAAATAATAAATAAATTAAGTAGGTAAGATGATAAATGCAATTAATAATTATACAGCGTGGTATGATGCAAGTAGACCGTTTCCGTTTATGTATCAAAGCAATAATAATAACACAATAAATATAGTTTACGTTTTAGAAATACAAGACCCAATAACGTTAACGTGGGGGATAGTAACAAACCACCTTAAACAACCGATAGAATGGGATATGAATTTTTGGTTGATTGACGTTAGTCAATTATGTACAGATTTTGTAAGGTGGGAAATAGCACAAGATATGTACGTGTTAAATTCATCCGGGATAACAGGAAATAATTGGTCGTATGGTAAAAATCATAGAATAAAATGTAGGTTAGTTATGACAGAGGAAACTATAAATTCACAAGGGGAATTGTCGTATAACCAAAACACAAATAATTGGCAAAGATTTCACGAATTTTATGCAATAGACGGTGGGGTTGACCACGAGGATACGTGGCTTTTACCACAGCACGAATTTTATAAAACGTGGCACATATTAGGAAGTTGGAATGGAAGAGATACCTGTAAGTTTATGACAGACCAACCATTAGTAACGCAGGAATGTATAGAAGACGATAAAATTATTTCGTTTGGAGCAGATATTAGAGAGTTACAATTATATCTAAATATTTATAGAGAAGACGGAACGGTACACACTGACGTTCCTGTTAGTTACCCAACAGAGTTTTATGGAGTTAATCAGTTTGGAATAGGTGCACCACAGATAAAAAGTTTACTTGACGACTTAGGTATATTAAATTCATTTTGGTCTGCAACAAATGGTTGGGCAAAATTTGAATATAGAATGGTTAGAACATATCCTTGGGCTGATGTGAGTGAAACTTATACTTCTGTTTTTACAACGTGTGGGTGTAGTGAGGAACACGTTAGGTTGTGGTGGAGGAATAATAGAAACGGTGTTGATTGCTATACGTTTAAAGGAACACACTCAATAAATGTTCTTTCCAAGTACAAACGTTTTCAATCTCCATTAGGACACAGGCGACACCGTAACGAAGACACAACAACGAGTGGTTATTCTTGGTACAACAACAACACGTTTAATCAACAAAGTAGTGGAACACACAAAGTAAATGTAGATAGCAATAAAAGAATGAAAATTTATTCCGGTTGGGAAACCAAAGAAACGTTAGAATGGTTAAGCAATATTATAAATTCAACAGAAGTGTTTGTTCAAGATAAAGGCAGTAATCTTTCTGCTTTCTTTTGGAAATTAACTCCTGTTATTGTTAGGTCGCCAAGTTTCCAAGAAAAAAAACGAGGGAGTTCACTTAGCAAAATAGAATTAGAACTAGAATACGCAAACCCAAAAACAACAAATAGAATTTAATGGCTTATAAAGAAGTTAGATTAGAAATACTGTATGGTGGTGGAGGTGTGGATGGTGCAAATGATACAGGAGTTTTAGATATTTATGAAAGTGAAAATTTTCCATTATCTATACAATACGGAGTTAAAAACATAGAAACGTTAAACGACAGCAAAGGGTCGTACACAAAGACGTTTGATATACCTGCTACCAAACATAATAATAAGTTGCTTAAACACGCTTTAAAAGACAATTTAAAGGATATTACACAGTTTGTTGATAATAGCATAAAATGTAGAATACGAATAAACGGTTTTGTTGTGTTAACAGGAACGTTCACAATAAAGGGTTATCAAAAAGGACAGAAAGAAGTTGGTTACACAATAACAATTTTAGGAGATAGTAATAATTGGACAGCTATTATGGATGGAAAAATGATGTGCGAATTACTAGACCCTGATTATCATAGTGTGCATAATTGGGACAATGGAATGTGGGCTTGGTATAACAACAACGTAACCGTTGATGACGTAAATCACCCAACCACAATTCCAACATATACTGTTTGTCTTCCACATATTTGTTGGGGAGAATACGGATACAACCATTCTATTCCAACGTGGAAAAAAATGCACTTAATGGAACAAACTCCATCATTCTTTATTAAGAAATTAGTGTACGCTTTTTTTAAAGACGCAGGTTATGAGGTGGTGAGTAAATTTATGGAAGATAAGTTTTTTAAGAAACTTATTATGCCAACCGACCCAACACGTTTTAATCACGGTAACATACAAACATTGGGGGGTGGACAACCAAGCACAACAGTTGTTGTTGCAGAAGCAAATTTTTACCACGACAACGGACGTGGGAATAGCCAAGCAACATCATTACATAATTGTGGCGGATATATGTCTCCTAATTGGAAGTGGGTTGATTGCGAAGAAACTTATCCTGACCCCTGTTATGACCCAAATAAACCACGAGCAACTGTCAATCATTGTAAGCCCTTAAATCAAGTGTCTTGGAGTTATTCACCACCAATAGCTGATGAATATATGGGACACAGATACGGAATGTTTAATGAAGAAATTGTTGACGTTTATAATACCCAAGATTTATACACTTCTCAATGGTGTGCTGCAGATGAATATGGAATAAATGGTTATAGTCAAAATAGTGCAATATCAACAGGGGAAAAGGAAAGAATAGTTACTCACTGTTATTGTACTTATCCTATGACGTGGCACAGGTGGGTATGCCCTGCAACAGCAGATTATACAATAACAGTTGAAATGTCATATCTTTTATATAAATGGGAAGCAGCAGTAAGTGACGGTAGAGCAAAAGTAAAAACAAATTTAGTAATGATTGAAAATGCTAGTGGGTGGAACTATACTGACAACACTTGGACAGGAGTAACAGCAGCAACAAACGCAGGAACAGAAACTGTTTTAGCAACAAGCACAGTAAGCACCCCAAGTAGTCAAACCCACAGAACGTTTCATTATAAAGAAGTTGATTTAACGTGGACAGGAACAATTCCTGCCGGAGCACACATTGTAGTACAAGCATTTAATATAAGACAAAACAATAGTGATTTTTATAGTTATGCGTTTGTGGCAGATAGAGATTTTACAAAGTGGGATGCAGCGTGGGAAACAACAGATATGACAGGAACAAAAGCAAGAGAAACAAAGTTTAAGGTTACAACAGGAAACGGTATTTTATATGGTGATTCAGTAGCGTGGGGTGATTTTTTGCCTTGTGATATAACACAAAAAGATTTTATTGGTGGTTTAACAGGGTTGTTTAATTTATATTGGTTTACAGACGAAATGACAAAAAAAGTTTATGTAGAACCGTATGAAAATTTCTATACATCAAAAGCAGAGGCAGTTGATTGGAGAAAAAAAATGGATTTATTTACACCACACACAACACAATTTATTACAGATTTAATTGGAAGAAACGCACTTTACAGATACCAACCACCAAGCAAAGACGGTTACCAAGAAACGTTAAACGCTTCACTTGAATATCCATATCATTCACAGTTTGTAGACTTAGGAGCACAATATTTAAACCAAACAACAGAGTATGGAACAACTTTATTCGTTCCAACTATTATGATAAAAGATAATCAGTTGGTAGAGTTAATTGACGCTAACCCACCGTGGATTCCATTAATTGTGCAAGAATGGTTAGACGATATTGGTAATTACGACAAACCGGAAAGAGCAGCAGGTTATGGAATTAGAATACTAAGTTATGAGGGAATGCAAAGCACAGGAACACAAAACGTTTGGGGTTCTTGGGCTAATAGTACGACAAGCACATATCCAAGAGCAGTATCTTATATGACAGACGGTGTTGTAAAAAGTGGACAAAAACACGCAAATTTAGCATACCACGATATAACTGTTGGTGGGTTGTTTTACGAGGGTTTGTTTACAACGTATTTTGATACTTTATTCCAAGATTTAATTGCCTTACCACGTATGAAAATTGCTTACTTTCACTTGACACCAACTGACATAGCACAGTTAGATTTAAGACGAATGGTTTATATTACAGAGGACGGTGGAGCAAACAGTTCTTATTGGAAAATACATAAAATAATAGATTACAAACCACAAGATGATGGACTAACAAAAGTGGAGTTATTACAATATCAAATAAAAGACAGAAGTCAACCAACATTGGCAACGTATAGCAACGTAAATTATACAAGAGGACAACAGGGGGAAAGATTAATAAGCCCACCAAGTTTTTCAGCAGGAAGCAGTAATGTTACTGCTACTATTGACAGTCCGTACCCTGTTGCAACATTAAGAAATCCTAACCAACTTTCAGTAGAAAGAAGAACACAGGGAAGCAGTATGGTAATTAGGGCAAACAATATAGCACCAAGAAATAACGGTAACATTGTTTTAGGAAATAATTTAATTTCAAGGTTACAAAATCAAGTTGTGCTAGGAAGATACAACCAAGAGGATAATGATGCTCTTTTGATTATTGGTGGTGGTTGGGATGAAAACAATAGAAGAAACGTTTTAACGGTTAAATCAGACGGTTCTATTGAGTTAGGTGGTGAAAGTACTAATTTAGTAACAACAGACGATACAGGTGCTTATATGGACTTATATACAACTGTTAGGAGAGTTAACGAGGGAGCGAATAACGTAGATGATTACACAGACTACATTAATAAAGTAAGATAAAATGGCAGGGAAAATACAAACGATATTAGATTTAAAAATTCTAGGAACAGAAAAGCTAGTTAATTTAGAAAAGGAAATTCAAAAAACCGAAGCAGCGTTAAAAAAACTAGACAAGACAGATAAGAAAAATGCAAAAACTATTGCAGAAAAACGTGTTAAGTTAAAAGGGTTAAGAAGCGAAAGAAACCAAGAACAGAAAACAGTTTTAGCAGTTAATACAGCCACTAAAAAATTAGATGGTTCTTATAATAGTTTGGTTCAAAGAAACAAAGCACTTTTAACATCTTTAAAAGCAAGTCAAGGTGGAATGAAAGGTTCATCTAAGGAGATTAAAAAGATGAAAAAGGAGTACACCGAGAACAATAAAAAACTAAAAGAGTTTGATAAATCGTTAGGAAATAATCAACGAAATGTAGGGAATTATGGTTCTGCTTTAGGTGGAATAAAAGAAAAAATGGCAGGAGTAGGAATGGCGATTGGGGCAGCAGTTATGGCGTTTGCTGCTATGAGCAGAGTTGTTACAATGTTGATTGCTGATTTTAGTGAGTTTGAAAAAAGTTTTACAAACGTTTTAACATTAATGACGAGTGATGACAT